CGGCAAGTCGCAACTCCGGCATATGCCCATCTAAAGGACTTTACGCCGTCACTGCCCGCGCTACTGCATGGCCGGGCTTCAATGGGGCGACTTCGTCACTGCTTTGCACACGGCGTCGCCAGTTCAGGGCCGCGCGACGGGTCGAAAGACTCCTCGCGCGGTTCCGTGTTCGTAACCGCCGCAAACCGCGATCTAATCGCGCGGGCCCGGACGCGGGAAGCGGCGGGACTAATTCAGGATTGTTCAATGGTTCGTCAGACGCCGTTGCCTCTGCTGTGCGATTTGAAGGGCGGCGTCGTGGTGAACCGCTGCAAATTTTGCGAGTCGATGGTGTTTGGACGAGAGCAATGCCAAACCTCCGAGGAATCCGCGGGCTGCCCTCCGCGATCGCAGATCGAGCCTCGTGCGACCTGAATTCTACATCGGAACCGCATTACTTCTCCTCGTCATTGTTGCGACATGGGATGGGTGGAAATAATGCTTCTCCAATTCGCTGGATGCTTTGTGATATTCTGCTTCGCGGCTTACTACCTGTGGAGGATGTACAAGATATGACCGCGTCCATCCTCACATTCCCCGACAAGATAACCGCAGAGCGTGAGGCGCTGATCGCCCAAGCGCGCGCGAATTACGATTCGATCTTTCCGGCGCAGACATCGACAAGCGCGCTTCCGACCGCCCAAGAGCGCAACCGCATGCGGCTCGATACGATCAAGCGGCGTGACAATTTCAGGTTTCGAGATTCCGGTGGCGTTCGGGATCTTGCCGATGATTTGATTATGGATCACGCCGACCACGGAATGCCGTCGGATAGCCCATACACGGCACCGGAACATGATCCGGCTTGACCCTCCGATCCCGCTAATGACTCTACGCGGCGACGCGATGGCACATTTCGTAATCGACCAAGGATCAGAACATCATCTCCGCTGGGTCACCTTTGTTATCGAGACCGGCGAGTGTTGGACGTTTACGAACCCAGACGTCCGGCTCTGGACCAATATTACAGAGGGCCGGGACAGGGTTACGCCCTTCAGTAAGGCGGTCATCGCCATACACAAGCGATGATGCTTGCTTCAAGGCCTAACGCCGCTAGTAGGGGTTATGGGACGGCTTGGGCCAAGGCCCGGAAGGGGTACCTGCGATCGCATCCCCATTGCGTGATGTGTGCCAAGCAGGGCAAGATCGTGCAGGCAACGGTGGTCGACCATATCAAGCGTCACGGTGGTGACCAGTTTCTGTTCTGGGATAAGGCTAATTGGCAACCACTGTGCAAGCCACACCACGACAGCACGAAGCAAATGCAAGACAACGGGCGCATCATCCGCATCATCGGATCAGATGGATGGCCGGTGGGGTAGGGCGGGCCAAATCCTCTCAGCCCAAGGGAGAAAAGACCGCACGGATACAAAAACTCTCAAAAAGCCAGATTAACGTTCTGAGGTAGGCAATATGGCAGCCAGGGGAGCAAAGCCGAAGGCGGCTCATCTCCGGCTCGTCGACGGCACGCACCGCAAGACCCGCCACGGCGAGGTTGCGGACGCGCAGGAGGCTGTCGAGAAGTCCGCGACCGCATTCGGTAAGCTATCAAGGCCGACTCATCTCAAGGGGCACGGGCTTGCGGCATGGAAGAAGTACATTGAGCCGGCTGGCTGGCTGGATGCGTCGCGTGAGCCTGCCGCAATTGCATTCTGCGAATTGTGGCAAGAATTCAGGTTTGCACCGGTCAGCTTCCCTGCCGCTAAGCACGGCCAGTTGCGCGCCTACATGAGCGAGCTTGGGCTTACTGACGAGCGGAACCGCACGCTTGATGAAAGAAAAAATAAAGAGAAAGACGAGCACTTCGACGACTGAGAAGGCGCCCCAAGATCGCGCCACGGCCTACGCCAAGGCCGTAATTTCCGGGAAGGTGGTTGCGGGCCCTCACGTTCGCAACGCCTGCCGTCGCCATATCGAGGATCTGAAGCGCAAGGATATTCGTTTCGATAAGGAGGCCGCGGCCAAAGCGCTGCGTTTCTTTGAGGAGAAGCTACGACTGAGCGAGGGTCAGTTTGACGGAGTTCCGTTCAAGTCTGCGCCGGCCCAAGACTTTATCATCGGATCAATATTCGGGTGGAAGAAGCTAGACGGAGCCAGACGCTTCCGGCGAGCATACATTGAGCAAGGCAAGGGAAACGGTAAATCGCCGCTGGCTGGCGGCATTGGCTTGATTGGGTTGACTGCGGACGGCGAGGCGGGCGCGCAAATCTATTCTGCTGGCGCCACCAAGGAGCAGGCGAGCGTTCTGTTCGAAGACGCTGTCAAGATGGTGAAGAAGTCGCCTGCGCTAAACAGTCGACTCAGGATGAGCGGCGGCGAGGGCCGCGAGCATAACGTAGCGTACCTGAAAACGTCATCGTTCTTCCGGCCGGTATCCAGAGAAACCAAGAAGACCGGATCTGGTCCGCGCCCGCACTTCGCGCTAGTCGACGAGCTTCACGAGCACCCCGACGGCGGGGTGCTGGAAATTCTGGAGCGCGGTTTCAAGTTTCGACGGCAGCCGCTCCTACTGATGATCACCAATAGCGGGAGCGATCGAAATTCGGTCTGTTTCACCGAGCATGAGCACGCCGTAAAGGTTGCGGCCGGAAACCGGGAAGCAAAGGACGAGGACGCTTTTTACTTAGGCGAGGTGATCGATGACACGACGTTCTCGTATGTGTGCGGCCTCGATAAGGGTGACGATCCGCTAGAGGATAGATCGTGTTGGGTAAAGGCAAACCCGCTGCTCGGAGTGACGATCACCGAAGAATATCTTGCCATTAACGTCAAGCAGGGAAAGGATATCCCCGCGAAGCTGAACAATATTCTTCGGCTTCACTTTTGTGTTTGGACTGAAGCTGAAACGGCATGGATGACGCGAGCGGTATTGGAGCCGTGCCTTGCTGAATTTGAGCCCATCGATCATCGCGGAGAGTCTGCATGGATTGGGTGCGATCTCTCACAAAACAAGGACATTACTGCTCTCGGATTCTGCGTAAAGACTGGGATCGTCCCAGAAGGTGAGCATAAGGGTAAGCCAACGTTCGACGCATGGATTGAGGCGTGGACGCCCGGCGATACGGTCAAGGCGCGGCAAGATCGCGACAAGGCGCCGTATGAAATCTGGATAAAGGGCAAGTTTCTCAATGCGCCGAATGGCGCAAGCATCAGTTATCGGCAGGTCGCGCAATCAATTGCGGAGGCTAGTAATGAATTCGACGTCAAATGCCTGGCCTACGACCGATATGCATTCAAGCGTGGGCTTGAACCAGAATGCGACGCGCTCGGCATCAAGATTGAATTTGTTGAGCACCCGCAGGGCGGCACGAAAAAGGGCGCCCCAAACGATGCAATGAAGGAGGCTGCAAAGGTCGCGAAGCGCGACCCAGAGGGCCTCTGGATGCCGATGAGCGTCCGGCAGCTTGAGGAATTGCTGCTCGAGAAGCGTATTCGGCTTCGAACAAACCCGGTCATGATTTCCGCCATCATGTCTGCCGTCACAGATAAAGACCGGTGGGGAAATTACTGGCTGGCGAAAGAGCGATCGACGCAAAAGATCGACTGCGCAATCGCGTTGGCGATGGCAGTTGGCGCCGCCCTCTCATATGAGGGCGCAGATCTTGGCGCGGCACTGAGTCGCGCGATTCTCGCACGCGCCGGCTTCGCATAAAGGATTATTCTGCATGCGCGGCGCCCTTGCAAACGTCATCGTATGGGCTGCGGCTGCAGCTCCCGCCGTTATTCGCGATCTTTGCGCCCTGATTGGCGCTGGCCTCATTTCTTACGGCTCTTGGCTGGTATTTGCGCCTGCTGGGTACATCGTGGCGGGTCTTATGCTGCTAGCGGCGACGATTTTTAGCGCGCGGCGGTCCGGTTGATGCGAGGAATCCTCGGGAGCGTTGTCGGCAAGTCGGAATCGACATCCGATAATCCGGCGCGGTGGTTCATTGACTGGGTTCGCGGTGGTTCGGAGGCAACCGCGGGCGTTGCCGTGTCTCCGGATTCCGCGATGCGCGACGCGGTGTGGATTTGCGTGCGGATCAAGTCGGAAGACGTCGGTAAGTTGCCGTGCTTTCTCTATCGGAAGCTTCCAGATGGCGGAAAAGAGCGTGCGGTAGACCACCCGCTGTTCAATTTGATCCGGGATCAACCTAATCCGTATCAAACCGCCTTCGAATTTCGCCAGTTGATGCAGGCGTGGCTTGAATTGCGAGGCAACGCCTACGCTCTAAAGGAGTTCGACCTTCGCGGACAGGTAGTGGCGTTGTGGCCGATGAACCCGAAATGGGTCACGGTTTTACGTGTTCCCGGCACTTGGGAGCTGTTTTATCAGCTTCGAATACCAGGTGAAGAGGTTGAAACCGTTCCCGCAGAGGCGATTCTGCATCTACGTGGCATGACGCTCGACGGGTTCACTGGCGTTTCTCCAATTACATATCACCGCGAGACCATCGGGTTGGCGATCGCGGCGCAAAGGTACGGTGCCTCGTTTTTTGGGAATAGCGCGCAACCGAATGGAGCGCTTAAGGTCCCGCACGTTCTAGAAAAGCCGGCGGCCGATGCGTTGCGTGCGCAATGGGATCAGAAATTCAAGGGTTCCGAGAACGCTCACAAGCTTGCCATCTTCGACGGCGGCATGGAGTGGGTTCAGACCGGTATGAACAACACCGATGCGCAATATCTTGAGGCGCGCAAGTTTCAGAACCAGCAAATCTATTCGATTTTCAGGATGCCGGCTCACAAAGCCGGAGATCTGACGAGATCAACTAATAATAACATCGAGCATCAAGCGCTCGAGTACGTCACCGACTGTCTGATGACTGAATTGGTGCGCTGGGAGCAGACCTTAAAGCGAGATTTGCTCACAAAAGAAGAGCAGAAAACGTATTTCTTCGAATTTCTTCCGGACGCGCTGTTGCGCGGCGACTTCGCCTCCCGGATGGCCGGCTACGCTATCGCGCGAAACTGGGGCATCTTCAGCGCCGATGATATTCGTGAGAGGGAAAACCTCAACCATCTGCCTGACAAAAAGGGTCAGATTTATCTTCAGCCGCTAAATATGGTTGAGGCTGGAACAAAGCCGCCGCCCGTGTCGGCACCAAGCGATACCCTGCCGCGCGGCGGGGCGAAATATCTTTTAGCATTGGCGCAGACGCTCGTTGCCGCTGACGAGGCGCGCGAGAACGAGCCCTCACCAGGAGCCCAAGAATGAGTAAATCAGACGACGTTCGCTTGTACGGTTCGGTTGAAGAGTTCCGGCAGGCGGCGCGCAACGCAAAAGAGCCGGTGGCTGACGCGCGCGTAAGAGCGTCGTTCGATACTGAAGTGAAGGCGGGTGAGGGCGATAGCCGCACGCTGATGTTTACCATCAGTTCGGCGTCTGTTGACCGAATGGGAGACTCAATCGCTGTTTCCGGATGGAAAATGGATGCCTATCGCAAGAATCCCGTGGTTCTTTGGGCTCACGATGCAACCTTATTGCCATTGGCGAAGGCACCGAAGGTTTGGGTTGAAGGTGAAAAGCTGAAGGCCGACGCTGAGTTTACGCCGATCGGGATGGCTCGATTCAACGATACCGTCTTCGATATGTACAAACAGGGCTTCCTTTCGGCCACGTCTGTCGGATTTATTCCGCTGAAATATGCGTTCACGGACGATCCGCAGCGCCGGTATGGCATTGATTTCCTTGAGCAGGAACTATTGGAATTTTCCTGTGTGCCGATCCCAGCGAACAGTGACGCGTTGATCGAGGGGCGTGCTGCAGGAATTGATATTTTGCCTGTTCTTGACTGGGCGGAGGACCAAATCAAACGGTGCGGCGATAACGCGCGCATTATCAAGCTAGCAGAAGGCGTGCTTGGGTCGAACGGAGAAGATCTCGTAGCCATTTCGTGGGCGGAGCGCATTATTACCGCAGCCGGTAAAAAGATTGCCGGCCGTGATGAGGCAGTTGTTTCGACTCAGCGCCTTGAGGCGATTGAGCGCGCCGCAAAAAACAAGCGGCTAGCCGAGAAGCGGGCGCGCGAGCTTGACGCTATCCGTATTCGCTCAGTGTAATTCAGTCTTTAGTTCTCTGGTTGCGGGCGTGCCTGCAACCAACCCCGGGCCGTTTTAGGCGCCGGGCGGCCGGGCTGGCATGGGCCATCCCTCCTCTAAAAGTCAAACCAAAATGGACAAGCTGCAAGAACTCCGCGCGTCCCGCGCGGCGAAGATCGATGCGTTGGACGAATTGATCAAGAAGATGGGCGCTGACGACTACGTCGAGAACGAAGTCGACACCCAGGTCTATGATGACATCAAGAAAGAGATTGGGGATCTCGACAAGAAGATCACCCGCGCCGAAGACGTCAGCAAGCTGAAGGCCTCGCTGGCGAAGCCGGTCGAAGGTCAGACCAAGGTGTTTGCCACCCCGCGTAAGCGCTTCATGAAACTGAAGGCTTTCAAGGGCGAAGGCGCCGAGGAAAGGGCCTACGCGGTCGGCCAGTGGATCAAGGGCGCCCTGTTCGGCGATGACGATGCGCGCCAGTGGTGTAAGGAAAACGGTATCTCGGTTACCAAGGCGCAGTCGGAGGGCGTCAACTCTGCCGGTGGCTTCTTGGTGCCGAACCAGATGATGGATTCCATCATCGACCTTCGGGAGACTTTTGGCGTATTTCGTCAGAACGCGCAGATCGTTCCGATGACCTCAGACACCCTGGATTGGCCGCGTCGTGTTGGCGGGTTGACCGCTTACTTTACGTCGGAGGGTGCCGCCGCGACCGAGAGTTCGGCGACGTGGGACAACGTCAACATGGTGGCAAAGAAGCTTGCCGTACTGGCGCGTATCTCGAATGAGCTGAACGAGGATGCGGTTATCAGCGTAGCCGATACTCTCACCAGGGAAATCGCCTACGCCTTCGCCTCGAAGGAAGACGATTGCGGTTTCAACGGCGATGGTACCTCGACCTACGGAGGCATCCGCGGTATCACTCAGTTGCTGATCGACGGTAACCATAACGCGGGTAAGGTAGCCGCGGCCTCCGGTCATCCGACGTTTCAGACGCTGGACGGAACCGATCTCGCCAAGCTGATCGGTGCGCTTCCGGCCTACGCGCTCCCGCGCGCTAAGTTCTATTGCTCATCGGTGGGATTTGCGGTGACCTTCGAACGGCTGGTGGCGGCGGCTGGCGGAAACTCGATCTCGACGCTTGATGGCGAAGTTCAGTACCGCTATCTCGGCTTCCCGATTGTGATTGCTCAGAAGATGCCGACGGCTACCACCACGCTCAACGGCTCTGTCATGATCGCCTTCGGAGATCTTGCCCTGGCCGCGGCGATGGGTGAGCGACGCGTCGTGACCATCAAACGCTCCGACGAGCGCTACTTCGAGTCGGACCAGATCGGGCTGCTCGGCACCGAGCGCATCGATATCAACAACCACGATCTCGGCGATAATACAACCGCCGGCCCGATCGTCGGCCTCATCGGCACGACCTGATCCAGACTGACGCCGCCGGCATAACGCGCGGCGGCGTCTCCCCTTTTCATTTTTGACCGGGCACCGGATCAAAGGAGCAAATTCAAATGAGCTATCCGCAACTGAAGACTGTCGTTGCAGTGAATGCTGTATCTAAGACGAACGGAGCGACTGCATCGGGCCTGATCGACACGCTTGGTTATGATTGGTGCACGATCGACATCATTGCCGCCACGGCGGACGTGGTTTCGAACAAGCCCACCGTCGTCAAGCTTCAGGAGGCAGACACTACTGACTCCAGCAATCTTGTCGACATTACTGCGTTCGCCACCCCGACGATCCCGAACGCAAATACTGCCGCAACCGCCGTCCTGCAGAATAACTACAAATTCAACGTCGATTGTCGCAACCGCAAGCGCTATCTCAACCCGGTATATAGCCCGCAGACGACCCAGGTCGTTACCATCGTCGCCAATCTTGGCAAGGGCGAGATTGCGCCCATCACTGCCGCCAAGGCCAATGCGATGATCCTCGTCGAGGGCTGATCGCTAGAATTCCGCCCGACAGCGGAATCCAACCTCAGCGCTGAATAGATGGGGCGGGGTGTCGGCCCCGCTCCATCGTCCTCCGACAAGGACAAAGTAGATGACGAAGCTTGATCTGGGTGCCGGAGGACAATCTCCGGATGGTTATTTGCAGATGGGTAACGCCCACGGGAGTCAAATTTTCCCGCTTGCGGCGTTTGCGGACGAGAGTGTAGATGCCATTAGGGCCTCGCATGTCTTGGAGCACTTTCCTCACGGCCAAATAGCCGACGTGCTAAGGGAATGGGTGCGGGTTCTTAAACCCGGCGGCGAACTGAAAATAGCAGTTCCAAATTTTGAATGGATCGCGGAAAACTACGTTGCGGGACAGCCAATCAATACCCAAGGGTATCTGATGGGAGGGCAGATCGACAGCGCGGATTTTCATAAATCAACTTTCGACCGCGCCTCGCTTACCCGCCATCTAGCGGCTGCTGGATTGATGCTTGTTAGGGAATGGAAGTCCGAGATACAAGACTGCGCGGCGCTGCCGGTCTCACTAAATCTAAGCGCTACAAAAC